CCGCCGCACCAAGGACGGCAAGGCCACCTACGAAGCCTTCCAGTCCAGCCTTAAGCCCGGTATGACGGTCGTCAGCGCCGAAGAGTCCTGCGAGTGCCACATTATTGCGTCAGCCGCCAAGGCCGCCCTCGAGCGTATGGGCGTCACCTTCGAGATGACCGAGTTCATGTTCACCACGGATCACTGCGGCGTGCAGCTGAAATGTGCAATTGATGGCGTGGGCACCGACGGCTACCTCTACGACCTCAAGACCACCGAGGACGCGTCGCCTGCCGGCATCCTGAAGTCTATCCGGGCTTACCGCTACAACCTCCAAGCCTACTTCTACCGCCTGTGCTTCGAGACCGCCTTTGAGCGCCGCGTGCTTGGCTTCCGCTTTCTCTTCGTCGAGAAGGCCCCGCCCTACGCCACGGCATGGGTGGAGATTGGCCCTGAGCTTATGTCCTACGCCTGCTCCGACTTCGAGAAGGCGCTGCAAGCCTACCGCGAGTGTACGACCCTCGGCGAGTGGCCAGCCTACGGAGACGAAGTCCAGGTCATCGACATCAAGGGACCGTCCACCTCCACCGCTATTACCTTTGCCTAACACCAACATGACCACCGAAAACAACGACCGCCCCCCGCTCACCTCCATCTCGACCAATGGCACCTACCGCCTGAAGCTCATCAAGCCGAAGTTCGAGAAGGTCAAGGTCTGGGAGGACGGCACCTGCTCCGCCCGCCTCTTCTTCGTCGATGACAAGGGCTTCTGCCTGTCGAAGAACTTCTCGACCAAGTACGGCAAGGCGCTGGCTATGCTTGTCGGCAAGTACTCCGGCAAGTTCACCGAAGAGATCAGGCTAGACGCTACGGCTGCCGAGTACCTCCAGTACCTCGAGCCCGCCTGCGGCCAGACCATCCTCGTCGGCGTAGAGTGCGAAGCCAATGGCGAGTACAACGGTCGCCCGCAGTTTAAGTACAAGATGACCTATCCCAAGGGCTCCCAGAAGCCGACCGTGGCTGACACTCTCCCTGACGCTCCGCCCTTCTAACCCATGACCGAAGCACCCACGCCGATGGCCGCCCCCACTCTCGTTCTGATCAGTGGATTTGCCCGGGCAGGGAAGGACACGCTGGCCTCGGGCCTGCTGGAGTGGTCGACCCGCCCTGCCGAGCACATCAACTTTGCCGACGCGCTGAAAGAGGCCGGCAATCACTTCATGGATTACCTCGGGCTCGACGGCAACTTCATGGCCGAAGACTTCAAGTGCGAGAACCGTGACGCCCTGGTCGCCTTTGGTCGCTTCGCACGGCGCCTCGATAAGGACGTCTTCGCCCGACACTTCGCCAACTGGTGCCCAGTGATGAAGCACCACGATCAGGTCAGCCCTGAGACCGTGGTCTGCTCCGACTGGAGATACATCAATGAGCTGCGGGTCTGTCAGGACATCCTCTGGGAGAAGGGCTGGAAGGTCCGCACCGTCTACGTCGCAACCGCCGGCATCGGCCCTGCTAACGACGAGGAGCTCGACAGCATCGCCGAGATACGCGCCTCGCACTCCTTTGACCAGGAGTACATCTTCAAGCCAAACGCCCGTCAGCAAATCATGTCCGAAGGACGCATCCTTGCAAAGTCATGGAGGCTTTAACCCTCGAGACGGTGGCATGGGCCCGCAAGGTCGGCCTGTCCCCAGATCGCGTCGCCTTCCTGCTGGCCTGCCCGAAGTACACGGTAAGCAAAGGCCACCGCAAGTCTGACAAGGTTATCACCGACAACCCGAACCACCACTTGCAACGCCTGGGCGACTGCTACTGGTTCCGCCTACGTCGTCGCGGTACAGACATCGTCGAGAACATCGGCCACGACCTACTCACCGCCCGACAGCGCCGTGACGAGATGCTCGCGGCCTTTGACTCCGGCCAGCCCATCCCTCACCTAAACAACAAATGAGCACCCCTATCCGCTTTGTGGCCTTCGGTGATAACCACGGAGACATGGCCGACCATGAGGCCACCGACGCTCTCTGTGAGTTCATGAAGGACTACAAGCCGACCGTGCGCGTGCACCTCGGCGACTGCTTTGACTTCCGATCGCTTCGCCGGGGCGTAGGCAATGACGCTGAAGGTGCCGAGTCCCTCATGGCTGACATCCAGGGCGGAGAGGATTTCCTCGCCCGCACAAAGCCCACCGTCTACCTCATGGGCAATCACGAGCACCGCACCGTCGCCCTCCAGCATACGTCTGGCTCGGCCATCGTCCGCGACTACTGCGCTGACCTAGAGGCCCGCATCAAGACCGCCGCAAAGAGCTGCGGAGCCAAGACCATCCTGCCCTACCACGCTGAGAAAGGTGTCTATCGTCTCGGCCCAGTGGCCTTCATCCACGGTTACGCGCACGGCCTGAACGCCACTGCCGAGCAGGGTAAGCACTACGCTGACCGGGGAGGCGCTCTGATCCACGGTCATACGCACACGCTCGCCCAGGTTAACTTGACCAAGGCCGAAGGCGGCGCCGCTTTCTCCGCCGGCTGTCTCTGTCAAAAGGACGCTATGGCCTACGCATCACACCGCCTAGCCACGTCCCGCTGGGGCTCAGGCTTTGCCGCTGGCTGGGTGGATGGCAAAGACTGGAAGGTCTGGCTCGTGCACAAGGTCGGGCGCAGTTGGATATGGCAGACCGACCTCAAGGTCTACACCCCGAAGGCACGCGCATGAAGCCCTTCGACGCTCGCGGCCTTGTCGACGCGCTCCGTGGCTCGACTGGCGAAGACATCGACGGCTGGATCAGAACGATGGACGTCATCCCGCTTATCGGCGTGAAGACACTCGCCGGTGTTCGGCTCCCGATTGCCCGTATTGTCAAGGCTGGCTTTGCGGAACAGCGCCGCGTGGGCAAGGCCCTTCTGATGTACCGCCTGTCGCCCAAGTTTAAGACCTGGGCAGACGCGCACGCCGCCGCCACTGAGCTAGAGCGCTTCGTCGCCCCCGCTGGATGGGTAACGCTATCGCAATACGCCCGCAAACTTCGCCGCACTGTTCGCGGCCTCCAGTACCGCATCGACGGCCAAGACATCCCCGTCCGCGTTTACAAGACACCCCGCCCTGTGCCGCATTACCGAAGCGCTGACCTCGACCGTCTCTTACGCAAAGCACCTTGACCTTGGGCACCCACGCCCGCAAACCCACACCCCTTCTTCCATGACTCCTCCGAACAACGTGCCGGCGGAACGCCACCTCCTCGGCGTCCTCCTCCGTGATGCTCTCCCTCTCCCTAGTGATCTCAAGCCCTCCGACTTCTTCGAGCCTGTCCACCAAGACATCTACGCTGCGGCATTGTCCCTGGCTGTCGATGGTGTCCCTGCCGACGAGCTCACCGTCAGCCAACGCCTACGCGAGGCCCGCTCCCTTGTGGACGCTGCCACCGTCTCACTCCTGGTCAGCGATGCCGGTGCGTCGACATATCGCCCTGAGCACGTCGACCTCATTACCGACGCCGCCCTCCTCCGTGAGGCATCTAACGCGGCACACAACGCCACCGACCCGGACACACTGCTCGACCACTATGCTCGTCTGGCAGATAAGCGCAAGGGGGCCAAGACCCGACACGGCCCGCAGCGCATGGACTTCGACTACCTGCTCACCGCTGACCGCAAGAACGACCCGAACAACATCCTCGGCAACCGCTGGCTCTGCAAGGGCGGGTCACTCCTGATCGTTGGGCAGTCGGGCACCGGCAAGTCTTCGCTGATGATGCAGGCCGCCGTCCACTGGGCGTTAGGCCGTGACTTCTTCGGCATCAAGCCAGTCAAGCCTCTGCGCTCAATCATCCTGCAAGCCGAGAACGATGCCCTCGACTGTGGCGAGAGTCTGCAAGACGTGGTGGCAGGTGCCTACCTTGACTCTGCCGAGATCGCGCAGCTGAAGGAACACCTCGCCATCTACCGCGACACCGTCAGCACCGGCACGACCTTCACCGCCGCACTCAAGGCTCTCATCATCGAGCACAAGGCCGACATCGTCTTTGTCGACCCTCTGCTGTCCTTTGCCGGCATCGACGTCTCTGACCAGGAGCAGGCGTCTAAGTTCCTACGCCACGACCTAGCCCCGATCCTCCTCGAGACAGGCGCCGTCCTCGTCGCCATGCACCACACCGGCAAACCAAAGACCTCAGCCGAGAAGGAAGGCCACACTGTCGCCGACCTAGCCTACGCGGGCCTTGGCTCCTCCGAGTTTACTAACTACTTCCGCGAGGTGGCCGTGCTCTTCCGCTGCCAAGGCGAAGAGCCCATCTACAAGTTTGGCCTGACCAAGCGCCGTGGCCGTGCCGACCTGAAGGACCACACCGGGCAGTTTAAGTCCGAGATTTACATCCGCCACGCCGCTCAGAAGGGTGTCATCCGCTGGGAATACAGCCAGCCCCCCTCCCAGAGTGCCACCGAACTAGCCCCAATGGATAGCGATTGCCGCCCCGCTAAGGGGTCGCCAAGGCGTTTGAACATCAACTGAGGGTCAAGAGCCGTACCCCTTACCTTTTGACCGTCTAATCCTGACCTCGCCGCATGGGTATCAACATCCAACTCAACTTCCGTCCCTGTACTACGTACAAGGGTGACACTAGCCTCACCCCTTGTCGCTACGCTCGGGGTTCAGCCGTGTCTCTAGCGAGGAGGCAAGTTTACCGCGATGACCAAGCCTAACCGTACTACCGCGCGGAGAGGGTGGGTTCTCCGTAAGCTGAGTCTGACCAGGCTACGGCAAAAGGCATGGAGGGAAGAGCCGGTGAGGATGGAGGGTATCCGCAAGCAGGCCACCGAGGCAGCCAAGGCAATCAAGGACGAGAAACACAAGAACCTTACAGCCTTGGTGAGTACCTGGCCTGAGCGCATGACTACCGATGAGCTCAAGCAGATCGTGGCAACGGACATTGACTACAAGGGGAAGTACTCATCACTGACCTATCGGTTTACGCGTAAGGGTTTACTGAGGTTCAAGGCTGATGGATACTGGCATAACCTTTGCCACTTGCCCGCTGAGTAACATCCTTTCCAAATGAGCAGCGTGACCAAGGCAACAGTCAACGACCTCACAGCGCCGCACAGTGAGGCCAAGTCGTTCGACGCATGGTTCTTTGCGCAGCCGAAGAAGGTGCAAGACAAGATGCGTGAGTCCGGCGTGCTGCCCTACCGCGAGATGGTGCAGTCTCGGCACGTCTTTAACATCGACCCTAACCATCCGTCATGGGCAACTAAGGACGGTGATAAGGAACGTACCGAGGTGGACAGTTTCATAAGTAGAGACCACGTGGGGGTCATGCTCAAAGCGTTCATGGATGCGCTGGCCTGCTCCGATCAGTTCCACTTCAGGCGACACGTTGAGCTGATACGCTGGGCGCTGTCACTCCCTGGCTGTCTGGACTCACGCACCATTGCCCGGATGTATGGACGCTCGCACATCTGGGCACAGAAGCGGGCGCGGCAGATACGCTCGACGGTGAACGGTGACGCGTGCGGATTGTTCCCGCATATCAATTCACGCAGGGATAAGCACAAGATGCCGCGACGATGAATAAGGCCCATATACCCCCTCTAAGGAGTCTCCTAGACCCCCACCCATGTCTGGCGTGGCCCGACAC